TGCGTCAGGGTAAGTATCGCAAGAGAGTGGTGCCGTCTGCTAAGGTTTACAGCCGCAAAAAAAATCCCCGGCTAGTGCCGGGGCAGTTGGGGAGGAATCCATAGTGATTAACATAATCTGATGCGCGAAATAGTCAATGGGTCAGATGTAAGATTTGTTAAATTTCATTGGGCGCACCCGATGAACGTCAAGCTGAGGCATCACTCAAGCCAATGCTTTAAGCAAATCCCAAACTTTGTTGATGTGTTAAAGATGTACGCCAATGAGCCGCATTCGTGGACAGCAATGTATCGCGGCAGGATGGCGTGTTTCTTTGGGATCTGTAGTTTGTGGCCGGGCGTAGGTGAGGCGTGGATGCTGACCACCTCGGTAGTTGAGGGTCATGCGGTCAAAATGTTACGCGGCGCAATGCGTTATTTCGACATAGCGATGTCAGATCTAAAATTGCATAGACTACAGATAACTGTTAATGTAAATGATGGGCTTGCCATAAGGTATGCAAATGCGTTAAAATTCCGGCGTGAAGGTTTATTAGTTGGTTATGGCCCAAATGGCGATGATCACGAAATGTTAGCGAGGTATGCTGATGTCTTTTTTGAAAGCACCAAAACCGCCAGCGCCAGATCCGAAACTGATTGAGGCGCAGAAGCGGCAAGAGGAACGTCTTGAAGCTGAAGAGGCTCAGAAGGCGGCGGCGATTGCCGCGAGGTTAAGAGCGCGTCGCGTAGGCGGCCAGCGCTTGTTGTTGTCAATGGATCGAGAAACGCCGCAAACTGGCGTTCAAGATACTTTAGGAGCGTAATATGGGCAGTTTATTTGGCGGCGGCAAAAAGAAAGCACCACCACCACCACCAGTGGAACCACCAGAGACAATAGGTGTAACTCGCGCTCAACAGTTGGCGGCATCACAACTAAGATCTCGCGGCGGCGGCAGGGGCAGGGAGTCATTGATTGATAGCGCTCGCTCACTTGGCCCCGGCCCCGGTGAATATGAAACCAGAGGTCAACTTATAGATCGCACAAAAAACACACTAGGATAATCATTATGCCCCTTTATTCCGGCAAATCGAAAAAGAAAGTCAGTCGAAACATTAGGACGCTGATGAGCGAAGGCAAGCCACAAAAGCAAGCCATCGCCATTGCAATGTCCAAAGCTGGGATGGGTAAAAAGAAATGAAACAGGTTTGGGATAAAAAGCGACCAAAGGATCTAGGCAAGCCGAAAGAGCTGTCACCAGCAAAAAAGAGAGCCGCTATGAGAGCCGCCAAGAAAGCTGGTCGTCCATATCCTAATCTTATTGACAATATGAGAGCCGCTAGATCATGACGCTAAAAAGGCATCAAAACCCATCCGGCGGTCTAAACGAAGCAGGCCGCAGACACTTTGAGCGCAAGGAAGGCGGCAATCTAAAGGCACCAGTAAAGTCCGGCACCAATCCGCGCCGGGTGTCTTTCGCCGCTAGATTTGCTGGCATGAAGGGCGACATGAAAGACAGCAAAGGTAGGCCAACCAGACTTGCCCTAGCGTTAAGAGCTTGGGGCTTTGGTTCTAAAGAGGCCGCCAGAAACTTTGCACAGAGGCATAGGAAAACATGAGCTATTCACCAGAAAGCATTTTGAAACGATACGAAATGGCACAACGCCGGAAAGACAACTGGCGTCAGATCTATGAAGATTGCTATGAGTTTGCTTTGCCACAACGCAATCTATATGACGGTTATTATGAAGGTGGCGGTTCACCGGGGCAGAATAAAATGGCTCGCGTGTTTGACAGTACCGCTATTAATAGCACCCAGCGTTTTGCTAATCGCATTCAGTCTGGCTTGTTTCCACCCTACTCTAACTGGTGTCGTTTAGAACCCGGCTCCGATATCCCGGCGGCTCGGCGCTTAGAGGCGCAAGCCGCCTTGGATATCTACGCAGACAAAATGTTTTCGTTACTGCGTCAGACAAACTTTGATTTGGCGATGGGTGAGTTTCTGTTGGATCTGGCGGTTGGCACTGCCGTGATGCTGGTTCAGCCCGGTGACGAAGTGACGCCAATCCGCTTTACCGCTGTGCCGCAATATCTCGTAGCATTTGAGGAAGGCGCACACGGCAAGGTCGATAACATCTATCGCCGGATGAGATTGAAGGCTGAGGCGATTGTCCAGCATTGGCCTGACATCGAGATACCAGAACGCCTTCAGCGCATTATTGATGAACACCCTACCAATGAGATCGAATTGCTAGAAGCCACCATCTATGAAGCGGATGAGGCTGAGTATTGCTATTATGTAATCTGGCCGGAAGGCAAAGAGACAATGCTAGAACGTAAGATGAAATCTAGCCCTTGGATTGTAGCGCGATATATGAAGGTGGCAGGAGAAGTGTATGGCCGTGGGCCGTTGGTCACTGCTATTCCTGATGTTAAAACGCTAAACAAAACGCTAGAGCTGTTGCTGAAAAATGCCAGCATTAGCATCGCCGGGGTATATACAGCGGCAGACGATGGTGTGCTGAACCCACAAGCGGTAAGCATTAGACCCGGCGCAATTATTCCTGTGGCTCGTAATGGCGGCCCACAAGGTGAAAGCCTCAGAGCATTGCCGCGTACTGGTGATTTTAATGTTAGCCAGATCGTCATTAATGATCTGCGTATGAACATTAAAAAGATTATGATGGATGACACCCTGCCGCCGGACAATATGTCAGCCCGGTCAGCCACAGAGGTGTCCCATAAGATATCTGAGCTAGCCCAGAACCTTGGGTCAGCGTTTGGAAGATTGATCAATGAGACAATGATCCCACTGATCTCGCGCATCCTATATGTGATGGATGAGCGCGGATTGATTGAAATGCCGCTGAAGGTGAATGGCCTAGAGGTAAAGGTGACCCCGGTCAGCCCGATTGCCCAAGCCCAAAATTATGGCGACATTGAGAAGATTATGCAGTGGGCGCAGATCTCATCCAGCCTTGGGCCGGATGGGCAGATGGCGGTTCGCACATCAGCCATCCCAGATTACATCGCAGACAAGATGGGCATTCCTGCCGATCTTCGCACTACGCCGCAAGAGCGGCAACAAGCCGCTGAGATGGCGGCGCAAATGGCTCAAGCCGCCGCACAGCAACAGGGAATGTTGCCACCAGAGGGCGGTGAGATGCCACCAGAGGGAGCTATCTAAATGGATGTTGAAGGTTGGGAAGCACTCAGGACAGTTGAGCCTGAGTTGCGTAAGAACGTGGAAGATATGAAGGATGACATTGATCGTTTGTATCTTCGCGTGTTTGGGTCAGAAGATGGCCAAGAATTATTGGAACATTTGAGATCGCAAACGATTGAGCAACCCACTTGGTACCCCGGCGAGGACGCCTCGCACGGTTGGGCTAGAGAGGGTCAAAACAGTATTGTTCGAGAGATCGAACGCAGAATGAAAAGGGCAAGACACTTATGAGTGATGAAACCGAAGGCTTGATGGCCTCCGCTACTCTGGAAACAGAAGGCGAAGACAACCAGCAGGCAGAGGCAGGCATTTCCCATATTCAGCCAGATGCAGAAGCACAAGCGGCTGAACAAACCACCGAAGCCGAGCGGCCAGAATGGTTGCCGGAAAAATTCAAGACAGGCGAAGATCTCGCCAAAGGCTACGCTGAATTGCAAAAGAAATTCAGCCAAGGCAAACACAAGGCACCAGAAGAGTATGACGTTAGCGCATTTGCTGATGCCAACATCCCAGAAGATGATGAGCTGTTCAATACTTATAAGGATTGGGCAAAAGAGAATGGCATTAGTCAGTCGGCGTTTGAAGAGCTGGCCAGCAAGTTTGTTGATATGGCTGGGGCTGAAGCGGATATGGCTGAGGTTTCTTATCAGGAAGAATATAAGAAACTGGGCAACAACGCTGACGCTATCATCAAGTCTATGACTGAGTGGGGTCAATCCCTAGTACGCAAAGGCGTGTGGGGTCAGGATGATTTTGAAGAGTTTAAGATTATGGGCGGCACCGCTCAGGGTATTCGCGCTCTTCAGAAGATCAGAAGCTACTACGGCGACCGCTCTATTCCGATTGATGTGGCACAGCCGGAAGGTGCGCCATCGAAGGATGAGCTAACCGCAATGGTGGCAAAGCCTGAGTATCTGAATGATCCGATCTACCGGGCAAAGGTAGAAAAGATGTTTGAACAGGTTTACGGCACTCAGGACTACCAAGCTATGTAAATTAACTGGGGTGTTTACACGCCCCAGTTTTTCCATTATATTTTCACTTGACAGACAATCGAGCTTCGACCTGTCGCACACGTTTGGGGGCGT